GTTAATTTTGAGGCTTTAAAACGATTTTTAATAAAACCATTATACTTAGCAGCAATTGGCGTTGTATTTGGGTCGCATCCTGAAGGCTTTGTGGGTTTAATGAGCAAAGAAGCGCCAGATGCAGTCAAAGAATTTAATAATAATAAGAATTTTGAGGATCCAAAACCAGTAAGGTTAACTAGTGAACAGGAAGCGCAAAATATAGCTGCTGTCAATCAATCAGAAACTATAGATGATGTTGATGACGCACAAAGAAACAACGTTCCAAAAATAAGAAATAAACTTGTTGTTTCTAAAAACTACCTCGACAAGGGATCTGGATTAAAAAACGAGATCTATAGAAGAATTAAAGAAATAGGTAGCAGGTTCATTTCAAGTGGACCAACTAATAAAAATGCCGATGACAATCACAAAGGCTTGACCGTTATGTGTGTTTTATACCATGAAACAGGGATGGATCCTGGTGCAGGCAATAGATCTGTGGGAAATAAATACGTTGGATATGATCCCAAGTACTGGTCAAGTACAACAGACGCATTAATTTGGGGAGGCAATATTGTATTGCCAGGTAAATTCACGACATCCATGACAAAAAAACAGTTTCAAACTTCGCCAATTATGGATCCACAAGGTGACGAAATTGAAAAAGGTATGGATCTAATGCTGCAATTAGAATTTTATGAAGAGTTTTTGACAAGACAATGCGCTCTATTGGGCGCAAATTTTATTGGAAAAAATACATTAGAAATGTCAGGTGGTAGAAGAGGTGTTGCTGTTTCCAATTATCGAGGGCCTGATCCGCATATTGAAAAAAACTTGTCTGGTCCACTTAGACATTATTTGGACTACAGAAATGGTGAAGGAACTGATGCTAATCCGAAGCAATCAGGTCAAATTTTAAAAAATTTTTTACCACCTGAATTAGGTGGAGTCCCTCCAAAAAAAGGTATTGCCGCAGGTCATAAAGGATTTCAAGCACCACGTTATTACATGCAGTCGCCTTATGATATATACGGTTTTCATCAGGGTGTGACGGGTGCAGGTGACAATTTTGTAAGATCATCAGTAGGTGATGATGCAGAAAAAAAGCACGTAATACTGTATACGATGGCAGTTAGAAATATTAAAGGAATGATTGTAACAAACGAACACGTTCCTAGATACATGAAGGCCGTCGGCATGTCTAGCATAGATTGGGACATGGTTGGTGTTGTTGGATTTAAAAATTACGTTGATGACCAGGGTCAAGCTTCAGTTAATTTTCCAAATAAACCTTCTTCTTGGTATAAAGAAAACATAGAAGAAATTAAGGCATTAATTGGAACCTATAACGACAGGGTATCATTGAAATAATTAATTGATGCCAATATTGGGGAAGCTAATTTACTAATCACATAATTATGCGCAAATGGGCACGTTAAGTTTTAAAAGCGTTGGACGTACTGCGCAATCAATTGCACAAGAGAGCGTTGAAACTACGCCAATTCCAATTGGAATAAAAACCCCATTGCAATTAAACTCAATTGATGGCTTCTTTGAAATGCATTATTCGCTAGAAGATCAAATGGCAGACAATTTGAGAAATTTACTGCAGACAAATTTTGGTGAAAGAGTCGGATTGTACGACTATGGTGCAAATTTAAAACCACTGACAGTTAATTTTAGTTCACAAGATGATTTTGATGCTGAAGCATTAACCAGAATATCAAGTGCCATATCACGATGGATGCCGTATATTGAGCCTATAGACTACATTTCTGAAGTCGATAGATCACAAAAATTAAATACGGCTTTAATTAGAATCACAGTTGGATATAACATTCAAAGTTTAAATGTTCAACAAAGAAAAGTTCAACTATTTTTATATGTAATTTAAAATGGCGACCAATAGAAAAATACAATTGCAGCAAGTGCGAGAACGAAGATATGTTGCTAGAGATTTTGATTCATTTCGTGCAACGCTGTTAGATTATGCGCGTCAATATTATCCTGATAAAATTCAAGATTTTTCTGAATCATCTGTTGGTGGATTATTCTTGGATATGGCTGCGTATGTTGGCGACAACATGTCGTTTTATTTAGATCATCTTTATAATGAATTACATTTTGAAACAGCGGTAGAACCTGTATCGATTGAAAGAGCAATTGTAAATTCAGGTATACCAATCAATGGAACAGCACCTGCCACTGCCAATGTAACAGTTTTTATAGAAGTACCCGTAGCCGAATTGGACGATGATGGGCCTGACATATCTTTGCTTCCTATTATCAAAGCAGATTCAGCGTTCTTTTCACAAAATTCTGTGCCATTCAATTTAGTAGAAGACGTCGAATTTTTAATTGATTCAGATGATGGAAATTATATTTTGAATCCTGAAGTACAAAAGAAAATTGGAAATACAAACACGAGCGGCCAAATTACATCATATGTTTTGTCGTTATCAGGATTGTGTGTTTCAGGTGAAGTTGCAACAGAAACATTTAATATTGGAGAATTTTTATCTTTTAGAAGTTTAACTCTATCAAACCCAAATGTTACAGAAATAATAAATGTCTTTGATGCTGAAGGCAACACATATTATGAAGTCGGTGCATTAACACACGACGTTGTTTACAAAAATGTTCTAAACACAAATAACGACAATGATATTGTAAAAGATGCTTTAAAAGTCATATCCTCACCATATAGATTTACAAAATCTACAACGCTTTTAGATCGTCAAACTTTCTTAACGTTTGGTGGCGGTAACGCAGACACACTCGAAGATGATATCATTCCAGACCCATCAGAGTTCGCCATAGCCACGCCGTACAGCAGGACAATATCAAGAGTACCGGTTAATCCTCAAAAATTGTTGACAACAAACACATTAGGAGTCGCAGCCGCCAATACTACATTGACAGTCGTTTATCGTCACGGTGGTGGGTTAAGTCACAACGTACCTGCTAATGGAATCAATAGCGTTCTAAGGTTGACAATAGAATTTCCAAAAAATCCAAGCCTTAATTTGTCAACCGCCGTAAGAAATACAATTGAAGTTGCAAATGCAGAACCAGCAAGTGGTGGTGAAGATGCGTTGACAACGGAAGAATTGGTTGCTTTAATTCCTAGCATTAAAAATTCTCAGGAAAGAATAGTAACTAAAGAAGATTTATTGGCAAGAATTTATACCATGCCATCAAATTTAGGAAGAGTTTTTCGTGCAGCGATTCTGCCAAATACTAATAATCCTTTAGCAACACAGCTTTTTATAATTTCAAGAGATGCCGACTCTAGATTAGTACCTTCTCCTGACACCTTAAAGATAAATTTAAAAAAGTATTTGAATGCATATCGAATGGTATCCGATGCGATCGATATATTGGATGCGAAAGTTATTAACCTACAATTAAAATTCTCAGTTGTCGTAGATCCATCGATAAATAGAAATAGTTTATTGGCGGTCATTTTGGCATCTTTGCAGGATAAATTTGATATTAATAAATTTCATATAAATCAACCAATTGTAATATCTGAAGTCGTCAATACGATATATGCCGTGCCTGGAATTATAGCTGTTGAAAATGTTCAGTTCGTTAATGTAAATGGCACAATAAACAATAGACTGTACAGTAACGAAAGACATGATATTAAAAATTATACCCGCAAACAAATGATTTTTCCACCATCGGGTGGAATATTCGAGATACGATATCCCGACGTGGACATCATAGCTAAGGTGGCAGTGTAATGTTAAGAATATTAAAAGCAGACAAAGACACCTACATCACAAACAAATATATTGATGGCAAACCTGCCGTCAGTGGCAATGTTGGTATCGCAGGAACGCTGGATTTATTTAAGTTATATGGTGTTACAATAGTCGTTTCAGGCAGCACCAGAACGCCAAAAACAGAATTGTCCAGAGCATTATTGCATTTTGACTTGGATCCTTTGCGTACTTTGGTTAATGAAGGAAGAGTCGATGTATCTCACGGCAGTTTTAAGTGTTTTTTGTCCTTAAAAGACGTGTATGGAGGTCAACCCACGCCAAATAATTTTACCTTAGATATTTTTCCTTTGTCGGCGTCTTTTACAGAGGGTCTTGGAAAAGATGTTGTGTTTTATTCTGATGAAGACAAATGCAACTTTTTGTCTGCTTCGTCGGATGCTATATGGGGCGGAGAAGGATGCACCCGTGCCTGTTTCTCGACGGGTTCAGGTGATTACATAACAAGTTCTGTTACTATTGCTGACACTAAGGCATTTCAGACATTTACAA